AATTAACGAATTGGACACTCCAATGAAAACATACAAGCTCTCGATTGGCAAGACAGAATCGAGTAATAAGGTAGTCACCGTCGTCCGTGGGTGGCAACATATAATGACACAGCTATCGACTCACGTGGTCGCCGCCAAGAAGGGTGGTAAGTACCTCATCGGTGGCTACTACAGTGGTGGCGTGCGCAAGGAAGAGTTCATGGTCGCCCGTACGTTGCTCGTTCTGGACATCGACGGCTACGTTGGCTCGATTGACGACCTAGCGTTTGATCTTGAGATCAGCGTGCCCGGCGCCTTCGTCGCCTACTCAAGCTACAGTCACACCAAGAAGAACCCGCGCATCCGCGTTGTGCTACCGATGAGCCGTGAGCTGACGCCGGATGAGTACCGTGCCTTCGCGATCAACTTCATGCTTAACACCAGCATCCCCTTCGACGCCTTCGACGCGTGCTCATCGGTGCCTAACCAGGCTATGTTCCTACCGCAGCACCCTGAGGGTGGTGAGTTCTGGTCTATGACGCAGGACGGTGATGAGCTTCTCGTGCCTGACATCATCCATGGTGTCGATCGGCACCTGACGGTTGACTCCTCCGACGAGAGTGAACTGGATGAGCTCAGCAGTGTACTCGCCAACCAACCACTGGACATCACCAACGAGATGGTTGACTCGTACCTCTTGGCGCTAGACCCTACGACCGCCACGTACGACACGTGGTACAAGGTAGGGATGGCGCTCTTCCATCAGTTCGAGGGCACCGCCGCTGGCTTTGAGCGCTGGCTCGTGTGGTCAAGTCGTGACGGCGAACGCTTCGACGAGGGCGAGATGCCCAACAAGTGGCGCTCCTTCGGTGGCGCACAGTCACCCATCACGTTCGCCTCTATCATGCACTGGGTCAAGGAGCAGGGTGGCATCGTCGCCGTGAGCAACATGTTCGACGCGCTGCTGCTTGAGGCGTCTCAGGTCGAGTCGTTCGAGCAGTACAAGCTCTTCAAGGACAAGATCACCGCCATGAGCGACCACGTGCTGCCACCCGTCTACCGGTCTGGCGTCGTGAGCGAGCTCGCTGACCACTTCGGTAAGCTACACAAGGTCGCCAAGGGCGCCATCACCAAGGAGATGCAGGCTAGCCGTGTCGCTAGGGCTCAGGCTGTGGTGCAACCAGACTGGCTCGACCCATGGGTGTACGTTGAGAGTACCTGCGCGTTCGCCAACGCCGACATCGCCGACTACATGATCCGTCGCGAGGCGTTCAACGCTAAGTACGACCGCGAACCTGAGTGCGTCTCCGCTGAGCGTCAGGCTTCACAGCTCGCACTGGTCAACTACAACCTGCAGACGGTGGTGGACGTGATGTTCTTCCCCGCCGCCGGTAAGTTCTTCACGTACGAGCACAAGCGCATGATGAACTCGTACTCACCCAAGGGCGTCGCCCCGTGTGACGTGATCGACGATGACGGTCAGATGGTGGTGGACATGTTCCTTAAGCACGTCGCGTTCACGCTTGAGCATGCGGTTGAGCAGGAGCTCTTCCTTGACTGGATGGCGTGGATCTACCAGAACCCTGGTAAGCGTGTCGGCTGGGCGATGCTGCTGCAGGGTGCCCCCGGTACAGGTAAGAGTTACTTCGGTAACGTCTTCGAGGAGCTACTCGGTACCAACGTCAGGTCACTCGACACGCAGGCTATCTCTGGCCGCTTCACTGGCTGGGCCCATGGCTCACTGGTGACGGTGGTGGAGGAGATCCGCATCGCCGGCACCAACAAGTACGAGATCCTAGATAAGTTAAAACCTATCATCTCTAACTCAACGATCCAGATCGAGGAGAAGGGCAGAGACCATCGGACTATCCCTAACTTTACCTCCTACTTCCTGCTGACCAATCACAAGGACGCGGTACCCTTGGGTGAGGGTGAGCGTCGCTACTGTGCTATGTTCAGCAAGATACAGAGCGAGGATGAGCTGTTCGATGCGCTTGGTGGCAGAGAGAAGGCACGTGAGTACTTTGATAACCTGTTCGATAGCACACGCCGTCGCTCTGATGCCATCGCTAGGTTCTTGCTTGATAGGAAGATATCCAAGAGCTTCGACCCTAGTGGACGGGCGCCTGACACCGGGGCTAAGAGTGAGATGAAAGCGTTGAGCGTGTCGCCTGATTGGGACGCGATCGATGACGCCATCATCAACAATCAGTGTGAGGTTATCAACAAGGACATTATCGACGTGACCTGGATGAATAAGCTTATGGTTGGTGAGGGATTGGAGCTACCTAAAAATAGAACGGCGTCGATTATTTTGTCAGAGATGGGTTTCTCACCTATCCCTTGGCGCAAGGTAAAAATCTACGGAGTTGGGCAGCATTATGTGTGGATTAGGGGATCGGTCGATGATGAGCGAGTTTTGGAGGTAAAAAATATTGTTAGGAATTTTCACAATGACAAAAATGACAATTTTTTAGAAAAGGTAGAATTTTGATGAAAAAGGTATCGGTGACTGGTATCTTTTTTGCAACCGATACCCTAACCGATACCCCAATTAACTCTTTGATTTACTTATATATTCTTTATTTAGGATATCGGATATCAGTAAAAGAGTAAAAAGTATTCATATGAGATTGAAGTGTATATATATTTTAATTTATACACACATAAAACACACACACTTTATATAAATTAGTAGTATAAGGGAAACCGATAACCGATACCCGAATGGGTAATTCGGTTCGGTTGGTGTCCAGTTAAGGATTTAAAATTAGTGAACTACCGATGGGGTGATGAAGCCGGCTTCGATTAGTTCGTTGGCTGCACGGCCGTACCAACCTTGCAGTTGCCAGACGAGGCCAGTGTCGAGTAGGTACTGCCAGGCTGAGATGATTGTATCCTGATCGTGGTCTTCTCCGTCGAAGCCCTCCACGCACGCTGAGGCGTCGTAGGGCGTCCAAGTTGTTTGTGTTGATGTAGTCATGTTGGTTCTCCTTTGTGGGGGCTTGTAGCCCCCTTAATGTTAACGTGAAGTTACTTTTAAAGTGATCACCGCTGTTACCTTGGTGTACTTAGCGATAATCTCGGCTGGTACGTCGGCAGCGATGAAGACTGCCTTGTTGTCCACTGTCTTTCTTTCTGACAATGTTACAACACCACGGAAGAGGTCACCCTCGATAACGCCTTCGTTTGATTTGAGTTCGTTCTTGATGATCTCGGCCTGTGCCTCAAGGTCAGCGATTTGAGCTAACAAGATGCCTAGTTGGTCGATTGGATGTTGAAGTTGTAGCGGCGCTACAAGTGATACTTGAATTTTAGCTGAATTTGTCATTTTAATTTCCTTTTAACCTTTTATTGTGTTGCCCTACCACAGAAACTATTATACAGAGTGTTGAGCAAAACGCAACACTTATTTTCAATTATTTTAAATTATTTTTAAGAATGAGGCTATTGCTTGGTTTCAAGGCTAATTTAATTTAAAATAAATAAAAGTGTTGAGGTAAACGCAATAAAGGTTTAGACTTCAAGTAATTAAATCTAATTGGAACCCGCATGAACACTGTAGTTTACGTGCCTAGGCTACAACAGAAGCCAGCCTGGACTGTTTTATCTAAGTTTAAGAGTAACCGTGCGCTCGCTAGGAAGTTAGGCCTCAGCGCAAGCACACTCACACGCTGGACGTACCCACGCGTTATGGGAGGGACAGATGGACACATTCCACAGAAGTACTGGATTGAGATTATTCACATCGCGAAGCGTGAAGGGTTTACACTGACGATTGAACATTTATCGGGGCTTAAAGCATGAGTGGTGTGAGTGAGACACGCGAAAGAGCATCGGTTGCACTGATGCCGAGTGGGTTGACGGCAGCTGAAGAGGTTTTCTGTCAGAACATTGTAAGGGGTAATAACCAGACGGAAGCCTACCGAGCAGCCTACGACACCAGTAACTACAAGCCTGCAACCGTTCATCGGTCTGCAAAAGAGCTCATGACAAAGCCCAAGCTAATCGCAAGAATCGCGGAGTTACGCGCTCCCGTGCTCAAAAGAGTAGAAATTACACTCGAAAATCACCTCATAAAATTGGGCCAACTGAGTGACCTCGCAGCGTCAAAAGATCAATACTCTGCTGCTATCAATGGCGAGATGTTACGAGGCAAGGTAAGTGGTTTGTACGTTGATAAGGTTGAGACTAAGAACATCAATCTAAACGGCACGCTCGCTAGTGAGATCAAGCTCAGCCGTCTCACTGATGATGAACTCGCTGAGTACATCAGACTGACAGCTAAGGCGTCGGATGAGAGTCTGGACGACATGAGGGTGGTGAGCGATGCTTGATGAGTCAAGCTTACGAATACTCAGTGGGGCAAACTTAGGCGCAAGTAACGTGATGTCACTGCGTGATCTGCAGCTGGATCATGATAGACGTCGAGCTGAGAAGTCACTGAGCGAGTTCACTAAAATGGCGTGGCACGTCATTGAACCTGGCACACCGTACATTGGTAACTGGCACCTTGATACCATCTCCGAGCACCTTGAGGCGGTAACGAGGGGAGACATACGCAACCTACTCATCAACGTACCGCCTCGTCACATGAAGTCGATACAGGTCGCTGTGATGTGGCCGGTGTGGGTGTGGATGACGCGACCACAGTTCAGATGGCTGTTCGCCTCTTACGCAGGATCACTGTCGGTGCGTGACTCACTCAAGTGTAGACGACTCATCGAGTCACCATGGTTTCAAGCACGCTGGGGTCATCGGTTCGCGCTAACGGGCGACCAGAACGCGAAGACGTTCTTTGAGAACGACAAGTCAGGCTACCGGTTCGCGACCTCAGTGGGCGCGTCAACCACGGGCCATGGCGGTGACATCCTGGTGGTCGATGACCCGCACAACTCAATGGAGGCACAGTCCGACACCATGCGTGAGACTACGCTAGAGTGGTGGGATCAGGCCATGAGCACGCGCCTCAACAATCCTAAGACTGGATGCAAGGTGATCGTGATGCAACGCCTACACGAGAACGACCTGTCGGGACACGTGCTCAGGCAAGGTGGTTGGGATCATCTGTGCCTACCGGCTGAGTTCGAGAAGGGTAGACGTAGCAAGACCACGCTAGGCAACTACGATCCCCGCACCGAGGACGGTGAGCTGCTGTGGAAGGGACGCTTCGGATCGAAGGAGATCGATGAGCTCAAGGTGCAACTTGGCGAGTACGGCACATCGGGCCAACTGCAGCAACGACCATCACCAGCCGCGGGTGGTATCATCAAGCGTGACTGGTTCAACTTACTACCGGCAGATGATCCGTTGCCTAAGCTCATGTACGTTGTGCAGTCCTACGACACCGCGTTCACTGAGAAGACACAGAACGACCCGACAGCGTGCAGCACCTGGGGCGTCTTCAATCACGCTAACGGTAAGGCGGTCGTGTTGCTTGACTGTTGGAAGGAGCACCTCAGTTACCCGGATCTGCGCAAGAAGATGGGCGAGGAGTACAAGGCGAAGTACGGCGACAAGGACAAGACGGTTGACGTCGTACTGATCGAGGAGAAGGGATCGGGCATCAGTCTTATGCAAGACTTGAGACGCAGCGGTGTGCCGTGTCATCCGTACAACCCAGGGCGAGCAGACAAGGTGACAAGGGTGCACGCAGTTGCGCCACTGCTTGAGTCTGGCTTGGTGTACCTACCTGAGTCTAAGAAGACACCGGGTCGCGCACCAGCATGGACAGATGCGATGATGCACGAGCTGATGATATTCCCCAACGGCGAGCACGACGACATGGTCGACAGCATGACGCAGGCGCTGATCTACCTACGTGACACGCGCATGCTGAGCATCGATAACAACAAGGACGAGTACGATCAGCCACCACCGAGAGACAGAAGCAACCCGTATGCTGCGTAGTTGTATTTTAATTAATTGTGATTTACAATCACGCAAAGTAAATCCTTTTTAGGGAATGCTATGCCAAGTCCAGTAGGTGCCCTCACCAAGATCAAGAAGATGTTCTCCCCACTGGAGAAGGCTGTCGTCTCTCACAAGCTTGAGAGTATGCCGAGCGCACAGTGGCAAGCGTACATCAAGGCGAACGCACCCAAGTCAGCGAAGAAGGAGGCACTAGCGGTCAAGCTAGACGAGTTGCTCGCAAGACAACCCAAGGTTACCAAGGCTGAGATCATCCAGCACATCAAAGACAACTCACCCAAGATTAAGACTAAGCTCCTCAAAGATAAACCGTACACCGCTGGTGACATCGACAGTCACGTCAACATTGAGCCTGATGGATCAGGTGGCTACAACTACCTAGACGCTAACGGCGACGTTGCGTACAACGCAGACAGCGCGAAGGATATGGTCAACTACCTCAACGAGGCAGAGGCTAGCAACTTTCCTCAGTACGGTGAGCATGTGCTACCTGGTGGTGAGAACTACCGAGAGATGTTACTCAGCCTACCTCGCAATCCAAGTCAAGCCATGGTTAGAAGCCAGAAGGTATACGAGATCAAGGACGCCAACGGGCAACTACTCGCCACGGGTCAGCTACCAATGTCACCACGCACGCTTCAGAAAGTTAATAACAACCCTGACTGGGTGGTGCGTGAGTTCGAGCAACCTAATCCAAACGATGTACGCCGTGACCCTGCTAACTTCCAGTCTGGTCACTACGATGAGCCTAACATCCTAGCGCACATGCGCATGAACGATCGCCCCACGGCTGAGGGTAAGCGAGCACTGTTCCTAGAGGAGCTGCAGTCTGACTGGGCGCAGCAAGGTAGGAAGCAAGGGTTCTTAACTCCTGACTTGCATGTAGAGCGTCGCGCTGAGATTAAGGCTGAGATGGATGCGCTGGCTAAAGAGGCCACTGCGATGCGTGAGCGTGGAGAGAGTCCCGTTGATATCCGTCAACGCATGCGCCAACTAGATGATGCGTTGCGCGATATCCCTACACCGAAGGGCGTACCTCGCGCCCCGTACGTTGAGGACACGGGCGACTGGACTGGCTTAGGCTTGAAGAAGGCGATCGAGCACGCGGTTGAGCAGGGGCACGACAGTATCGCCTGGACAACGGGTGCGCAGCAGGCTGATCGTTACAACCTAGCTAAACAGATTGATCAGCTCTATTACAACCCAGTGACTAAAGAACTGCAGGCACACAAAGGATTAAACACTGTGCTTGAAAGGCAAGGGGTTGAGCCTGAGCATTTAGAGGATTTAGTTGGCAAGGATGCAGCTGCTAAGCTAAATACGATGCCACCTAACTGGACGAATACACATCCCGAAGGTCGGATATTAGAGGGACTAGACTTAGAGGTCGGCGGTGAGGGTATGAGGGGTTACTACGATCAGATTGTACCTCAGACCGCCAACGACATACTGAAGTCAATGGGTGTAACGGAGCGCGTTAAGCCTATTGGTGTACAGTTACATCCAAATCAAATTGCCTCACAGTACGAGTCAATGGAGTTAACAGGACGAAACCCTGGGGACATCATCAAGCCAGCCAATATCTCTGAGCAGATGGGCTTTGAGATTACGCCGGAGATACGCGACTACGTGATGAACCAAGGCTTCCCTGCGTTCGCCGAGGGTGGAGCGGTGCATATGGCACATGGTGGTGAGGTTGACTACGACGCAATATACGAGTTCAAAGACTACGGCAGCCGTGAGACAGGTGAGGCTAAGGACACCGGCGCCTTGGGCGAGATCCGCATGCCTAACGGCCGTGACGTGATGACCGAGTACTCCATCAACGTGGACGGCCGTGAGATGCCGAGCATCGTTGAGGGCATGCACCCAGCCGACTTGAACTACATCCGTGAGACGGGCACCGTGCCTGAGGACGCAGAGGCCACAGCCATCCGCAGCGCTAACAAACGTGAGTCACGAGGATTGTCACCATTTTGGAATAAAAAAGAAACCTTTGCGCAGGGTGGCAAGGTTGATTATGATGCGATGTATGAATTTAGATAACG